TTGAAACATTAAGAGCAGAAAAGTGTAATGATGATGGAGATATACCAGCATATTACTATTTTAATGATTGGGCAAATTTAAAAAAAACAGATACACCATTAAGAATACCAGCTTATGGTATGTCAAATGAAAATATAGAAATATATTATGTAAAGCCTTATAAAAGTGGTTTCTATTACTATTCTCCAGTAGATTATCAAGGTGGATTGCAGTATTGTGAATTAGAAGAAGAAGTATCAAACTATCATTTGAATAACATAATGAATGGATTATCTCCATCGATGTTAATTAACTTCAATAATGGAACTCCTAACCAACAAGAAAGACAATTAATAGAAAATAAGATTGCTCAAAAATTTAGTGGCACATCTAATGCTGGTAAATTCATTTTAGCTTTTAATGACAATAAAGAATCACAAGCAGAAATTACACCAGTACAATTATCAGATGCACATAACCAATACCAATTTTTATCTGAAGAAAGTACAAAGAAGATAATGGTGGCACATAGAATTGTTTCTCCTATGTTATTAGGTATAAAAGATTCAAGTGGATTAGGAAATAATGCAGATGAGATAAAAACTGCATCTCTTTTGATGGATAACACAGTTATAAGACCATTTCAAGAACTTTTAATTGATTCCTTTGATAATATACTTGCATACAATGAAATCAGCTTAAACCTATACTTTACAACGTTACAACCATTAGAATTTACAGAGGTTGATAGTTCAATACAAGACAAAGAAACTATTGAAGAAGAAACTGGTGTTGAAATGTCATCAGATAAAACTGAATTAGATTCTTTTTTAGAAGAATTTGGAGAAGAAGAAAATTTAGATGAATGGACTTTAATAGATGAACGAAAAGTTGATTATGATGAAGAAGAAGCATTGGATTATCAAATTGATGAATTAAATAAAAAAAAGGATAAAAGTACATTAGCTAAAATTTGGGAATTTGTTTCTACTGGAACATCAAGACCAAATAGCAAATCATCGCAAGATGAAGCAGTAGGAGAAGTTGCATTTAAAGTACGTTATCAATATGCACCTTTAAAAGATACATTTAAAAAAGGAGAAAATGTAACTCGAAGTTTTTGTAAAAAAATGGTAGATGCTAAAAAACTATATCGAAAAGAAGATATTGAACAAATGGGATATAAAGCAGTTAATCCGGGATGGGGAGCAAAAGGTGCTGATACTTATTCAATATGGTTTTATAAAGGTGGAGGGGCTTGTCATCATTTTTGGATGCGTAAAACTTATATGTTTACATTAGATAGTAAAAGAATAGACGTTAAAAGTCCAACTGCTCCATCAATTAGTGTAAATGAAGCGAAAAGAAAAGGTTTTAAACCCGAAAAGAACAATTCATTAGTAGCTAAAAGACCGATTGATATGCCAAACGAAGGATTCCTACCAACTAATAAAAGAAGATAAATGGCAACAGTATTATTTATAAATAGAACAGATTTAATCCGTAATTCAATTATGGATGGGAATGTAGATACTGATAAGTTTATACAGTTCATAAAGATTGCACAAGAAATAGATGTGCAGCAGATTATGGGTACAAAAATGTACGATGGATTAACAACTGCTATTCCTAATATTGACCAACCAGCTAATGCAAGATGGAAAACTGTTTTAGATGATTATATAGTGCCTATGTTAATATGGTATGCACAGTCAAATTATATGCCATTTGCTGCATATCAAATAAAGAATGGTGGAGTATTTAAACATACTTCAGAAAATGCTCAATCAGTAGATAAGAATGAAATAGATTTTTTAGTTGAAAAGGCAAGAACAAATGCAGAATGGTATTCAAGAAGATTTATTGATTTTATGAGTTTTAACCAAACTACATATCCCGAATATACAAGTAATATTAATGATGATATTTATCCATCAAACGATGCAACTTTTAACGGATGGGTACTGTGAATTATAAGCCAAAGCAAAAGAATATTGAAAAGTTAAAACTCTTTTTAAAAAAGGTAAAAAATAAAATAAAATAATGGCAAACGAAATATACTTAAAGTCTTGGTGGGGAAAAGGTGCTTGTAATGATGTAGGATGGGGAATTGTTTATCAGCAATATGCTGGGTGTAGTGATATACCAGCTTTGATATTAGATTTACAAGCAAGAGCAGATTATTTCGAGAATGAAATTTGTACAACTGCAACATTAACTGCAATAGAAAATATACAATAATATGGCAAACTTATTAGAAAAGGCTTCGATAATTCTTACACCAACTGCTTATGATGATGGAAAGGTTTTAGCTATAAAGCCAAGTGAAGCACCTTATGGAGATTTCGATTTTACAAGAAATTCAAGTGCTACAAGAGTTAATGCTCAAGGTCTTGTTGAGGATGTACAAATACTATCAAGTAATTTAGTACAGAACGGAGATTTCTCTCAAATAGGTTCAGAGGAGGTTACTAATGGTTCTTTTAGTCAAGAGGGTTCGGAATTAATTACCAACGGAGATTTCGCAACGGATACAGATTGGGTTAAAGGAACGGATACAACTATATCTGGTGGTAGTGCTAACTTTGTAAATGCAGATGGTATTTCATTATATCAATCTATTGGCACTCAATCTGGTTTTGTAAAAATTACGTTTAATGTTACAGATTACACAAGTGGAACTTTAAATGTTTATAGTGGTGGAAATCAATCGATAGGAACTATTAATGTATCTGCAAATGCTTTAGGAACCTATATAGCTTATGTAGATAGAAATGGTGGTAATGTAAATATAATATTTGGCTCAAGTGATAACTTCATAGGCTCAATAGACAACGTAAGCGTTAAAGAGGTTGGACAAGATTGGACTTTAGGAAGTGATTGGAGTATTGGAGAGGATAAGGCTATACATACGGGAGCACAATCATTAATTGGTAAAGTTAATCTTCTAACAATAGGAAAAAGTTATAAGATTACTTTTGATTTAAGTGGAGCAGATGGCAGTAATTATGCAAGACTCATTCCATCACAATATCCTAATGGTGGTAATTACACAAGCGATGGCACAATAACAGTATATACTGAAACACTTATAAGCCACTTATATATATATGCAGTAGGAGATATATCAATAACAAACATCTCGGTAAAGGAAGTCGGGCAAGATTGGACTTTGGGAAGTGGCGTATCTATTGGAGATAATAAAACAATATTTACATCTACACCAAGTGGTCAATCTGTTGGACAAAATGCAGTTGCAGCAGCTTTACCAAATGGTGCTTTAGCAAAGGTTTCTTTTGAAGTATTATCAAGGACAGAAGGTTCATTTGGAATATATTTTAGTGGCACATTGGTTGGAACATTAGCTTCTGTTGGCGTGTTTACGGGTTATTTTACAAAAGGAACAGAAACATCATTTTATATACGTGCATTAGGAACAACAAGTGGCTCTATATCAAACGTAAATGTTATTCAAATAACAGATGATACTAACTTACCTCGTATCAACTATTCGGGTTTTACTTACCAAGATTCTTTAGGGAGTGAATTGGTTACTAATGGAGATTTTAGTGATGGAACAAATGGTTGGAACGCTGGTGGGGGAGCAAGTATTTCAGTATCTAATAATCAATTAACAATAGAGGCAAATAACGATTTTAATTTTTATGCAAGACAATCTGTTCAAGGTTTTGAAGTAGGTAAACAATATAAGATGGAAATTGATGTTGCTGGAGGAACTACAAGTAAGATGCAAGTTAGTTTTTATTCCGAAGGGATATTTTTTGAAAATCAACCTATTGTACTTGGAAAACTATCAACTATTGTTACAGTAACAAATGGTGTTGATGGAAGTAGATTTGTAGACATTTATAACAGAAATGATGATGGATTAAACGATACATTAATTATTAATAGTTTATCTGTAAAAGAATATTTAGGACAAGAAGTAGTTCCCGATAGTGGATGTGGTTCTTGGTTATTTGAACCACAGAGTAGCAATTTAGTACCATATTCGGAAGATTTTAGTCAATGGATAGGTGGGGGAAGTATTACTATTAGTAATTCATCAAGTGTATCAAGTCCATCCAATAGTAATAGTGTTGGTATAATTACGGGAACAGTAGGAACAGCCAGTAAATTTGTAAGAATAGACGTAACTACAACTTCATTAATACATACATATTCAGCATTTTTTAAATACAATAGTCATCAATGGGTGCAATTTGCGAGTGGAGGAACATCTGAATATGCTAATTTTGATATACAAAATGGGGTTGTTGGGGATAAATTATCTGGTACAACATCAACAATAGATAATTTTGGGAATGGTTGGTATAGATGTACATTAAGCACAAGTGTTGCGAGTGCACCATCTAATATGGCAGCAGTAGTTATTGACTCGGCTACTTCTGCAAGATTAAGTCCTACATCGTCTGTTGGTAGTATTTACATTTGGGGAGTACAATTAGAACAACAATCCTACGCAACATCTTACATACCAACGGAAGGAACTATAAAAACAAGGAATCAAGATTTATGTACAAACGGAGGGGATGTTTCTTTAATAAATAGTACTGAAGGAGTTTTATATGCAGAGATAGAAAAGTCGGGTACTGGTACTTATAGATTAATATCTTTAAATAATGGTGCAGCAAGTAATAGTGTCACTATTGGTTTTCATCAAGGAGCAAATAATACTTTTTATTTTAGAGTTGCTTCTTCAAACGGAACTGTAACATATACTACATTTCCAATAGATTATACTGGTTTTAACAAAATTGCTTTAAAATATAAAAGTGGAGAAATATCAGCTTTCGTAAATGGGACTAAAAAAGTACAGTCAAGTGCAACTTTTTCTTTTGCATCTCCTTTAAATGAATTAGCATTTGATTATGGTGCTGGTGGTTTACCTTTCTACGGAAACACAAAAGCATTAGGAGTTTGGAAAGAAGCGTTAACGGATGCAGAATTAAGAAGTTTGACATATCCAACACCAACTGCTCCAACGTTTGATTTAGACTTTAATACAATAGCAACTGATTTCACATTCACAAGAAATTCAGAGGCTACGTTTGTAAATGCACAAGGATTAATTCAAAGCACTAATGAGTTAGGAGCAGAAGAAATTACAAATGGCTCGTTTGATACAGATAGTAATTGGAGTAAACAAGCTGGGTGGACAATAAGTGGAGGTACTGCTAACGCAAATATGATATTAGGTGGTAATGGTAATATATATCAATCTGCATTGGTAGTTGGTAAAACATACGAACTTACTTTTACAGTTTCTAATTATATTCAAGGATATATTAGAAATGTATCTCAAACGAGTCCAATCCCTTTATACAGTAGCAATGGTACATTTACAGAAAGATTTGTTGCAACCAATGCTAATCTTTTTATGAATGCAACAACAGTTGAATCAACACAACTTTCAATAGACAACGTATC